CAACATTGTCAACTCTCTGGTAAGCTACAGAGCCATCTTCCTTTTCCTTTGGGATTTGCGGGAGGCTCTGCTTATCAGTACAAAGGACACGGGATCCAAACTCCTTTGTCCCGCGCTGGCACTGTACGGTGATCGCAAACAAGTCCAAACCCCAGACATCAACAGAGCATTTTGTCAATTGTGCCCGTTGTTGTTCCCTCACATGTTCCTGATCTCAGGCGACGATAACGTGACGTGCTGCCCAATGAAGTACGTCAACCTCGCCGCTGAAGAGGTCTGCATGAAGGTTGGACTCGAGTGTGACATTTTTCGCGACCCGTTGGACCCCAACCGACAAGAGGTTAACTTTCTTGCAAAGAAATACCACCTCTCGTACGATCCAGTCCTTCACCACGTCGATTTCGTTTGCTCCTACCCTATCATCCTCAGAGCTCTCAGGAAGATGGTCACTTCAGCACCGCATCGGTGGCCCGGCAAGCACGTTGGTTTCGCTTTCATCAGCGCAGCCCTCGGCCGGTTCGTTCAGACCAGCCAAACAGGTGGTTCTGGACCAGTCCCGTACATGCATGAACTGATCATGTCAATGACAGCGATCGGACTTTCACTCCTGAAAAAGTCTCAGTCCGCTCAGCACTCCGATCCCGATGACCTTCGTAAGTTCATCGAGAAGGAGGCAATCAAAGGCTCAGAGACACTCACCGTCTACGCAGACCGCAATCTTAACACCCAAGAGAAACTCGGGTACTATGACCGGCTGCTACAAACGGTTGCAGTGTGGTCAGGCAATGAGGCCGACAGCTACCAGCAGTCGCCCCTCACCGGTCAGCGGTTCTTCTACTCCGAGACTGGTAACCTATCAGACGCCGGCCGGCCCATCTCTTTTGGTGATGGCTCGGTTTTGGATAGCCTTGTCTCTCTTGACTTGTTCTCGTCTGGGTTTGACCCTAACCATCTTCTCGCCTTCACCGACCTCGTCAGAGATCGCACATCTACTTACGGGATGCACGACATCCCTCCGCAGATGATTGCAGATATCTTAAAAGCAGCCCCATCATGCACTGACGAAATGGAGCAGCTGATGAAGCACGCAAGCCAAAACGGCCTGTCGATGTTCTACACTCAGCCATACGTTCCTGACTGCAATTCGAGGCGCATTGCCCTCGAGGTTGTCAGACCGTCGTCTTCGGGTTCGGTGATTTCGGACGTCACGTCGGA